GTGTCTATGTAAGAAACAACTGAATCTAAACTGTTTGCGACTGTTGAAATTGCTTGAATCTTATCACCTGATTCTAATACAACTTTCGCACCTCCGTCAATCAACTCAAGTGAACCACCTACAGGGATAGGTGCTGATTTAACTAAGAAGTAGTTTGTTGATGATCTCACAATAAATACATTTACTGATATTGATGCTGTGTGAACATTAGCTAATCTTATACCAATTACAGTATCGAAGCTGTCAACTGCGTTAAGAATATCTACTGCTGAAGTACCTGTGTTTCGTGCTATTTGATTTCTAAAATTTTGTGCCATTATTTACCTTTCTTTAAAGTGCAACAGACATAGCTATTGCAAATCCTGCTGATGCAGAATTATTTATTTGTGTTTGTATTGGTGAGGTTACTCCATCTAAATAACCAAACTCTGTATCGGACACATTTGAGTTTGCTCCAATCTTTGTTGCAGATATTCTGTTTACATTTAATGTAATGTTTCCTGCTGAAGTAACAGGTGAACCTGATATACTAAACTCTGAACCTGATTGTGCTAACCCTATAGAAGTGACTGTGCCTGAATTTGAAGGAGTTACAACTGTGTACGAAATATTTGTAGAACCAATAGAGCCTGTGTTATCTGTAGTACATAAAAATATTTTATTATCATTTGTAGATCCTTGATTAACTACAATCATACCACCTGATAATTCTGCTATTGTATCATGTTCAGGATCTCTTGATGCCGCTCCACTTGAAACAGCTATGTATAAACCATTCTCTGTAGCTGTAGATTGATCTTTCAACAAACAACGATCACCTGCCACCAAAGTTACACCATCTATTGTGTCTCCTGCTTCTAAACCATTTGAAATATTTACATTAGCAGTTGAAGCACATTCAGCAATAGTTCTTGTTCTAAGCCCTGCTACTGCTTGATCTACATAATCTTTGTTTGCGACATCTGAATTACCACTTGGAGTTGACATACCTGTAATAGATCCACCAGTTATAGAAACATTATTAGATGCTTGAGTTGCTATTGTACCAAGACCTAAGTTTGATCTTGCTGAAGAAGCAGAACTTAAATCTGATAAGTTGCTTGAAGCAGTTAGTTTACTACTAATTTGAGTTTGAGCATTAGATGATAAAGTATTGATGTATTGAAACTCTGTACTTGTTACTGATCCATCTGCAATCTTCGTAGCATCTATACCTGAAGCTAATTGTGAATTAGAAATTGTGCCATTCAATGCACTTGTTGGATAAGCAGTTGCATCTGATAAATTAAAAGCAGGGGTAGCATCACTAGCACCTAAAGCTAAAGATACACCACCATAAGAAACTGAGGAGTTAGTTAAACTTGAGTTGCCTATATTAGACAATGTGTTTGAAGCACCACTAATAGTTTTGTTAGTAAGTGTTTCTGATCCAGTCTTAGTAGCTACAGTAGAGTCTATAGCAAATGTTACATTGTTGCCTGAAGCTGTACTATCTATACCTGTCCCACCAAGCAATCCTAGTGTCTCAGAATCTAAATCTATAGCTATTGTAGAAGAACCATCACTAATATCTAAGTCACTTAAACCAACTTGTGTATCAACATAAGCTTTAATAGATTGCTGAGAAGCAACAGCAGTAGCACTATTTGAAGCCATGTTATCTTCATCTTTAAATGCTGTACCGCTAATACCTGTATTAAGAACAGGGCTTGTTAATGTTTTATTAGTTAAACTTTCTGATCCTGCTAGTGTAGCAAAATCATTATCTGAAAGAGCAGTATTAAACTGTGCAGTTGTTCCAGTTAATGTATTGTTGGCAAGGTTAATTGTTTTACCTGTAATGGTTGCTGTACCACCATCTGCATAAGCTTTAACGGATTGCTGTGAAGGAGGGAGTATAGCTGAGTTACTAGCCATATCATCTTCGTCAACAACTGGAATAGCATACCCTGTGTAAGTAGAACCTACATACACATCTACAGTTGTATCACCTGAATTAATAGATCCACTATCTAGTGTAAATGCTAAAGTTGTATTTGGAGAAGAAAAACTAGATGTTGCAATCTTACCAAAGATTGTTCCTGTGTTAGATCCAACAATTTTTATTCTACGATTAACATGATGTGTTGATGTAATGTCTGCCGCTACTGTAACGGAAGTTGTACTGGCTCTTGTAAATGTTGTTGTTCCATTTGAATCACCAAGTATAAACCATTCCTTATCATTCCATACTGATCTTGTGTCTGATAAAATACTTCTCTGTGCATTATTAACATCACTTGGACTCATGCCCTCTGAAATATTTATTCCATTGACTGATGTATTGCTATTTGCTGTTGTACTATATGAACTTACTGTCATTTTTATTGCTCCTTAAAATGGTTCTACTTTTATTTCTTCGATAAGTTTTACAAATTCTTCTGCTCGTATATTTCTTTGTATAATAATATCATTGTTAATATGTTGCTTTAAAGCACCTATGTCGTTGTATATCCCTATGTCTTTTAAATTTTGTATGTAGTTATCTGCATTAACTCCTTTTTGTTCTGCTACTATTCTTGCAAAAGATTGAACTACAGTTAGCTTGTTTGATTTTTTAATATTTTTAATTAATGAGTTTGCTTCTACGAATTGTTGTCTAACTGTATTAGCTGAAGAATCTAAACCAGCTTCTAAAGATTTTTGATCTTCATTAAGATAAATATTAAGTAATTCTTCATCATCATTAAAACCATAATCTCTAGCTAAATGAGCGGCAGATTGATCTGCTTTAGCAAAATCTGCAATCAACTCAAAAGCTTTTGAAACACTTTCTGTGCTTTTGTTTACAGGATCTCTTAAATATTTACCTATAACAGGATATTTATTTATTGATAAATCTTCCGCCTCATCAAAAAATATTTTATCTGATATCAGTAATCCATAATTACCAAAAGTGTGAAGTATTCCTTTGACATAATTATCAATCATAGGTGCAGAAAATGTTGAAACATTTACACCAAGCTTTTTGTATAAATATTGCGATACTGCTTTTGATGTTTCAGATGCAGTTGTAGATCCTTGTAAAAAAGATTCTAATGTTTTTTCTTCGTAGGGATCAATAATTGGTTTGTTTGTAAATGTATTTTTATTTACAATGTTTTCATAAATAGGAGTAAGTATAGGAAAAGTAGGTTCAAATCTTACATTAGCAAGAAGTATTTTTGCCATGTGTAACGCTTCTTTGGCATCTAATGTCCCATTCATCATACCTATTGCCCATCTTTCAGCAACACTATTAATAGATCCTATCTCCCAAGGTTTGGGTAATCTGTAATGTGTGTAAAAAGGATTAGTGTTACCTGTTGCAGGATCATATCCTATAGCTTCTGCTGAACTTTGAGGATTAGGTATTTCTCCTGTTTCTGCAAAATACTCACCCCAAGCACCATCAAAAGTGGGAATAAAAAAATGCCAATGTCCGTCTTTGTCCCAATCTTGTAATTCTCTATATAAAGGATTATCCTGATTTAAAACACCTAATGCCATAGACGCACTTGCCATACCAACAACTTTAGCTTGTACTCTTTTCTTATGTTTATCAAAAAAACCTGCTCTGTAGATTCTATCCATACCAAGTTTTGCGGCTCTTAAAAACAAAACAATATTTTCTGTTTGTTCTAAAAACTTACCAAATCCTGTTTGATATGCACCTCTTGTTCCAAAATCTACTGTGACTTCTTTAGCACCGACAATTTGTTCGGTCATAGATTTACCTTGTTTTTTTAATAATCTTTTTTCACCAAGCCTTGAAGCTACTTCCATAGCATCACCTATGGTTTCTAACATTCTAAAAAATTTTCTTGGTGTATTTAAAACAAGAGAAGGCGTAATTCCTTTACTATTATAAAAATCATCTAGCTTTCTTTTAACATTAGCTTCACTTGCATATAAACTAGATCTTCCACCACCATTATTTACAAACTCTTTGTAATTTTGATCTCGTCTAATTCTTGAATTTAAACCTATTACAAAATCTTTAACTGGAATATATCCTGCTTTACTTGTAACCCAAGATTGAATTGTATCTCTTAAAATATTGTTTGCTATAAAATCAAAAGCAAGAGTAATTAAATTTTGTGATAATACTCTAATAGGGCTAATATAGCTTTTAACAATACCTTCACCTATAGATTTAGGTTTAAGATTGTTTAATGCTGTAAATAATAAAGGATCACGAACTTCATAATATTCTGTTTTGCCATTTCTTCTAACTGGCATATACATTTTACCATCTGATCTTTTTGGTTTTTTTTCAGGTATTAAAACTTCTATTAAAGATCCAGCTTGATTCCCTGCTTGTCGTAACATATTTTTAGCACTACCAATATCTCTAGGTGGCATACCCATTTTTTCTAATCTAATTTGTAATTCATTAGATAAGGTATCTATAATATCTTTAGTAATAGCTTTTGATTTAACAGCACGAGAAGGTTCTTTTGCAATATGAATAAACCTACCTGTTCCTAAATATCTTTCTTTTGAAAAGAAATCTAACATTTCTAACTTGTATCTATTTTGTATAGAAGCTTCTATTAATGACGAAGCATTATTTATAATATTGCTTAAAATAGGTTTTAGATTATCTCGTCCACCTGTTAGCATTTTAATACCACTAAACTGAGGTGATATATTAGAAGATGTAAACCCTTCAGTAAAAATACCTGAGGTTTTTTCTCTTTTAAAAGGAATATAATCTATTCTGTTCCATTTTGCTCTTTCCGCTTTAGTAAAAAGTTTTCCATAGTTTTGAGCAAAATCAGCAATTCCTTTTTGCCAAGTCTGTAAATCATCAAACACTTTTACAAATAATGGTGTTTCTAATTCTAACCCTGCTTTTATTTGGTCTGGTTTAAATAAGTTTTCTCTACCTTGTCTGTAAGTTTCTTTTGCAGATCTTGCAGTTGCATATAATATAAAATTATCAATTTCTTTAGCAACAGGTGTTAAAACCTCAAGTAAACCTTTGCCTGTATATTCAAATATAAATTGTTTCGGTTCTCCAATTTTAGTTCTAGCATCTAACTTAGCAATAGGAACACCATCTACAAGGATTTTTTCGGTCATAAACAAACCGCCTCTATGTTCTTTAGCTATATCGTATAGCATATCTCCAAAACCTAAATCTTTACCTGCTCTTTTTAATCCATATAAAGCATCAACCATATCAGCATAATAATACTCTCTAGGTTTGGCTACACCTCTGTTAATATCTTTTGTAAATCCTATATTAGATTGTAATCTAGCAAGTGATCCTTGATTCCAATATGATGAAAATTCTTTTTGAGCCTTTAATAATGCTTTGTCAAGGTTGACTAGCTTTCCTCCAACATAAGTAGAAAACTCACCTTTCTTTAAATTACTGTCAAACCATTGATAAAAATTAGGTGCATATTTCTGCACCATTTCAGGTTTGTTTAAATACAAACGTATAAACTCAGCAAATCCTTCAGCATTACTAAACTTATCATAAGATATTGCTTTTAACTCTTTATCAAAAATTAAATTTTCTCTGTAGTTTTTTGTAATTTTAGGAAATCTTCCATTAATAAAGTGTCCCATTTCGTGAGCAATAGTATTCAAGTCATACTTGTATAATGATGTTACAGTTTCATCATGGAAATAAAGACCTAATGCTTTACCTTGTTTCTTTTGTGTAACTGGAACTTTAAGATCTTTAACAAAGTTACTTAAAATAGTTTGTCTTGAAATAGGTTGTTTGATGCCTTTGTTTTTTTCTACAATACTCCTTACATCAGGAAACTCTTTAGCAATTTTTTCAAATATTTCAGAAGGACGATATACCGCCTGTATTTCAGAAAATCTTTTTGCACCTTGACTTTCTTTATATGCCTGTTCTAAAGTTCTTTTTGTACTATTTTTTCTAAAATCAAAAATGTTTTTAAGATAATTAGGAACATTATTCTTTGTTTTATTTTGATTGTATATATTTGTAACTGTTGACTTAACAGCCATAGGATCTTTATTAGTTTCTTTAGCTATTAAATTAGAAGCATAGTCTATGACTCTACCTTCAGCTTCAGCTAAATATGGCTCAAGTCTTTCTTTATTTTTTTGAACAAAAAATTCTTCTTTAGCTTGAATATAATCATTCTTGGGAGCGACATTTAAAGGATCTTTTTCATTTTTAGTTATTACATCATTTGCTATTTTTTGTTGATCTGCTTTTATAGCTTTTTCTATTGTAATAAGTTGATCGTTAAAAATTTGTTTATTGGTTTGTTTAGGTGGTCTTGATGCTGTATCTGCTAATACAATATAGGTAACTTCTTTCATAAGTTCTGATATATCTTCAGCTTTTACAGTATTGCTTTTAAATATTTTTTTTTGTAAATCTTCAAAACCATCTTCACCTAAAGTAGCTAAAACAGTTTCTTCTATAGATTGTGTTATTAAATCTATAGGTACATCTATTAAAGTTTCAGTAGCTTTCCATGCTTGGTTAAGTGCAGAATACCCTGTTCCAATAACATCTTTACTAATATGTTTAGAAACATTTTTACCAAAATCTAATACTCCATCTGATTTGTTATATAAAGAAATTGGATTATCTATTGTTATTCCTAACACTTTAGATTGATCCATTGGTACTGTATTAAAACCAAAAAAATCTTTTTCTTCTTTTGATCCAGCTATCTTAGCACCTTCAGGTACACCAACATCAGAATATCTTTCTCTTAATGTTGAATCTTTACCAAAAGCATTTCCAATTACATTTAAAATGGCACTATTATCTGCTTTTTGTAATTCAGATAATGGTTGACCAAATATCTCAGGTTCTACTTTTTTAAAACCTTTAGGCACATTATTAATTACAGGTTCTTGATTTACTGAAGCATTAGCATTAGAAACAAAATTAGATTGTTCCTCTACTTTATTAAAACCTTCAGGCACAGAACTTTCAACTGGAGAAAACCCTTCAGGTATAGCATTATCAACTGCTGTAAAACCTTCAGGTATTGTGTTTTCTACTGCTGTAAATCCTTCTGGAACATCTGTCATTTTTACTGCTTATATTCTGTTCCATCTGCATTATAATATTTACCATTTACTTCATAAATTATAACACCTTGATCGTTTTTTAATTTTGGAGCATTTTCAGGTATTGTTATTCTTTTTTCTTTTTTTTCTTTTTTAGTATCATTACCACCAACTTTACTTTCAATTCTTTCTTGCAATAGTTGAGCAATAGGATCAACAGTTTTTAAGAAACCTAATAAATCTTTATCTTCCTTTGTTAATTCTTTACCGCTTTGGTATTTATTAGCAAGATAAACTTTAAATTCATTTATACTTGGATCTTTTTTTAATTTATCAGTTAATACTTCAAGACTATTTATTTGATCTGCTGATCTTTGATCTGCTGGTATAGATGATATCTCATTAAACATATCTAACTGTTGAAAAAAATCTGATTTTTTAGGTGCTTTTGTATTTTTATATATTGTTCCTAAAGCTTGTAACTCAGCTAAATCATTTGCATTTCTTTTCAGTTCCATACCTGAAGCATATTGATTTGCTTTACCAAAAGCTGATCCTAAATTTGTAGGGGTAGGGGAATAACCTGACTGTGCTAATAAACCTGTAGCCATGTCCATACCTCTAGGTGATTGAACAAAATTTAACAATCCTCCAAACCCACCTTGATTATTGTTTGCAGGTTTAGCATACTTGTTCATTAGTCTTTCATTTATAAGAGCATTTATATCAACCATTATGCATACCCTCCTAACAGACCGCCACCTAACATATATGCCATTGGATTAGATGCTCCCATCATACCTGCTAGTTGACCACCAGCCATAGCACCACCAAGCAATCCTGCTCCTGTGTTTCTAAAATAAGGTTGAGTCTGTAATGTATTCATTGGTACGTTAGCACCTAATGCACCAAGATATTGATTTAATTTAATGTATGGTTTTTGTTGTTCGTAATCAAACCTAGCCATAGCATCTTGTAATTTTGTTTGTTCGATAGCCTCACGAGTATCACCAACCTGTGCTAATCGTGTAATATCATTGTAATCCATTTCACCAAGTTGAGGAGCAAGTTGTGTTGCATTAACCATGTTTTGTCTTTCACGATTATATTGATCGCCATAAACTTCGTTTGCTAAATTACCTAAACTTCTTGCTAGTATTTCTTGATTAGCACCACTTCCTAATCTTCCTGCACTACTAAATTGTGATTGAACTCCTGATGTCACATCACCAGCCATTTGATTAAATAATGCTTGTGAATAAGGATTAGAATTAGGATTCAAATAATTACCTGAAAGAATATTACCAGCTTCAGTTTGTGATTGATTTAATAAAGGATTACCTGCTGTTGCTCTATTAGTTGCCAATGCTAATGCCGCATTAGTTTCTGCTGGAGTATCAACATAAGTATTATTTGGAAAATAATTTGGTAAAGCCGACTCATACAATCCTTGTGCCGCATCAATAGCTTGTGTGTAATATGGTCTTATAAACTCACTTGGTTCTGCTGACGTAGTTGTTGTTACGTTTGTTGGATTACTACCTTTACTCATTTAATTTCCTTACTTAATATTATTGCCTTCATTTGATATCCCTTTAACTTTCTTACCCAACCTTTACGTCCAGCGACTTCAAGATGAGTACATTCATTTTGCTTTGCAAATTTTTCTATTTTTTCTTGTATTCTTTCTAACCAATTTTCTAAGTTAGTCCCACCAGCTAAAAAATATCGTAATACTTTAGCTTGAGGATATTGTGCTATTTCAGTTACAACAGCACTTTCTATTTTATTATTATTCCAGCTTATAAATAACTGCATAGTATCATTAGACAATCCATATAAAATATCCTTAATAGTATATGTTTCGTCTAATGCTTTTTCTAGTAGGGGAGACACTTGACTCCAAATAAATAATAAATCTTCGCTTGGTACTCTTGTGACTACATTATCCAATAATAGTGTAGGCGAGGTTTTGATCTGCGTTGCTTGAACTTGCATGAGTTAAAGTTGCACTCCCTTCTGTTCTAGCTGACACATACATTCCATTTAATCCTGTTCTTGCATTAGCTGTAATAGGCATAAATAAGATTATAGAATTACCACCAAGTCTTGCATCTGTAAGAGTAGTAGTTGTTTGATTTGCTCTTAACGTAACTGATCCTGTACTGTTTAATTTTCCATTTATTGTATTGTTTAATGAAGCAGATACTAATCTTAAATGTTGTGCAGTATCAGGTATAGATAAAGGAACAGTAGGAAAAGAATTATCTGCCATTACTTACCTACTAATCGTTGTGCCTTTTTATGTGCCTGTGTAAATGTTTTACCAGCTTTCATTTCTTTCTTCATCATAGTCATGTGTTTAGTTGAATGATGTACTGAATGTTTTTTTAATGTATCTTTTTGTTTTTTTGTAAGTTCTTTTTTCATTATCTTTTCCCTTCTGGTCTAGCTTCTATATCTACTCCTGACAAAGTATTAAAGTTTCCTGTCACATTTACTCTTACTCTATGATACCTGCTTGTAGATCTTAACGGAACAGATCCATCAGTATTGTTAGCTACAGCACTACCTACAGAAATACTATTAAGTTGTGAGTCTCTAGTTATTGGAGTTACTGTAACTGTTGTATTTGCAGTACCATCTACAATAGGACGACAATTTATTAATGTTGATCTTCTACCTTCAGCACCTTCAAACTCTGTTGTGTCAACTGTTGCTGATAAACTTGTTGCAATAAATTTACCAAATAAATGAGAAGAATTAAATCCTGCAAGACCAACAATACCTTCTCCATAATAGTAAGAGTCTAATGATCTTGTAAGGTTATCTAACTCACCAAACACATCTAAACTTTCTAATGTGTTAAAAGCTTCTTGAGAAGCACCTGCTATAAATTCTAAATCTTGTCCTGATCCTGTTGACCATTTATTAACTGAATAATTATAAATTAATAATTTATTATTTGTTGTACCTGTAGCTCCTGATCCACGATAAGACCATACAGCTATGGAGTTGTTAGGATCTATAGCTGAACAAATACCATCTAAATTAGATGATAAATCTTCAAAGAAAAAATTATCTACTTTACCATTACCAATAGGTGTTAATTGTTGACCACCTGATAATTTATAAAAACCATCTTGAGCAAGAAAGAATATATCACTACCATAAGAACAAACTGACTTAGGAGCAAAAGCACCTATATTGTCTGCAATCTTATTAAAAGTAAAAATTAAAGGAGTACCAACATACTCCATTCTATAAATAGCTTTTTCAAAGAATATAATTCCAAAAGACTCACCACCAACTATCGCTTGGATATTACCATGTGTACCAACAATATCTTGAAAGCCTGATTGAGTTGCTTGGCTTGGTGTCCAAGTAGAACTATCATTAAGTCCTGACCATTTAACTCTTTGGTTATAACTTGTACCTGACTCTGTGGTATATCCAGCAACAACAAAGTCTCTAATAATAGCTAGGTATTTAGCTTTGATCGCAACAAGATCTGAAAATAAACTATCAGTACCTTGATTAAATTTTTGTATATTATCAGCACCATTAGTTGCAATAATGTTTGTGCCAAATTGTGTAAATGCCCAAAAGTCTCTAGCATTAGAAGTTGTTGAATTACTATAACCACCTGACTTTGATTTATTTACAAAATCACCACTACTATTCATTTGAAATAGTCTTGTTGCATTACCGCAATAGTTAGTAACACCATCACTAAGAAAAGCTGAAAACAATCCAACTGCATCTAAAGGTGTAGATCCAGTCTCTCTTGTTAAAGGTGTTGTTGTTAAACTTTGAAACCCTGCTAATGCTCTGTAGCCTTTAGCTAGAGGAACAACATTATCTACTTTTAATGCACCTGAGTTTTGATATGCAGGTAGATCAGCTTGTAAATCTCCAAACTCAATCATCTATGCCACCTGCGTTGTTGACATTTGTAATGGTGAAGAAGTAGTAGATCCTTTAGATGATGATTCATTAGCATTTTTCAATGCCTCTTTGTATAATCCTGCCCATATTTGTAATCTTTCATCTTGCATTAAGAAAGGTGAACTCTCAGCTAATGCTCCATATAAATATAATTCAGGATAGTTTGTAAGAATGTCATTTGTTGCATTACTATCAGATAATGCACTAACTTTTTTATAATGATTTATTTGTAATGTTTGTGCAGAATCAGGTTGCATACCTAATAAAATTTTTGTTCCAACTATAGTAAAATATGTTGGTATTCCTGAAGATTGTGAAGAATTATAATTATTATAAAAATCTGAGTTTGCCATAAACCTTAATGTAGTAAATGGATTACTCTGATAAATAACAGTTAAAGCTTCTAAATATCCAGTTGGTAAATCATAACTTTGTGTACCTGCAACTGTATTAGTTGATGTATTTATTTCTACCATTTCTCTAACTCGTAATTCTCTATTTAATCTACTTTCAGCAAGAGTAATAAAGTCTCCTAAATAAGCAGTTAAATCTTCTCTGTTTAAATAAGATGCTATTGTTGTTTTAAGATTAGAGTATGTAGTTATTGCCATTATAAATTACCTGTATAAATTCTAAAATGTCTGTTATCAGAATCGTTTAACCATCTAAAAAATCTAGTTTTGTCTAACACTTTACCATTGTAATTTAATATGCCTTTTTTTGCTAATTGATGAACTACAATGTTTGGAAGTCTAGCTACACGATAACCTTTTTCGTTTTGCATAGCTTTTGACTTATATGCACCTTCGTTTTGTGCAACCTTGTTTGCGTCTAAAATTTCTTTTATAGATGCTTGATCTTGATAGTTTTCGATATGAATTTTATTCTCTGCTTCATCAACAATAAGATTAGTCTTTACAACTGATCCGTCATTAGGTTCATTAAGAGAGAATTTTGTAGCCATATTACTTTATTGCCTTTGCAATCATTTGATCTATTGTTCCTTTAACAGCTAATCCTTGATTACCTGAAAAACTTAACATTGGATCGTATTTTCTATCACCTGCTGAAGTCATTTTAGATTGTTTGTTGTTACTACCTTTTGAAATCATAGGTTCTGATTTTTTTGCATTCTCAACCATTTTACTTAATGGTGATGAGTATTTAGTTTTTTTAAATATTCCCATTTTTACTCCTTTGTTAATAAAATAGGGGAGTATTAAAACTCCCCTATGCCTTTGACTTAATAAATATTAAGCTAAGTTAAATATTCCACATGATGCGTTTGGAGCTTTACAAGTTAAAGTCCATTCAGCAAGTAGTAACTTCTTATCGGAGTCACCAGTCTTTGCAAGATCAGTAGTTTGGAATGGTCTTAAAAAGTCAATAGACCACATATCCATTTGTAGTACGTTTACTAATGATGCTTTTTGCAATCTATCAGGAACGAAAGCTACTTCTCCAAAATCAGAAACGTAAATATCGGTTGTACCAATAGATACTCTATCTGTGGCGTCCTTATATTTTGAAGCCACGCCATTAAATGCAGAAGCTAATTGCTTGTGAGCCGCAGTCATAAGAACTGTATCAGGCTCTCCACCATTATCAAAACATACTGCTAAAGCACTTTTTAATAATGCCTCTGAGTATGTTCTTGTTGTTCCGTTTCCAGCAGGAGCCGCCGCACCATCACCTGTAGGATCAGTTGTGAGTGATACTTCTAAGAAGTTACCAGCCGCAGTTGAACCACCATCAGGAAGATTACCTCCATACCATGTGTCCACAGAAGCCGCTTTTCTAGCTGTTGTAGCATTACCTGTTACTTTTGCAGTTGATAAACCAACCATAGCGTGTTCCATGTCTCGCTTGATTTCTTTACCCATCTTTGCAAGTTGATATGCCATTTGCGTACCCATACCTGCATTGTTTACTGCATCATCAGTACCAGAAATTGTTACTGCTTTGCTAGATATTTGCGTTCTGTTGTTAAGTTTTGTGGTTGCGGCTCTTGCCTCACCATCATAGTTATCACCTTCGATTTGTGCATTTACTCCTACTGCTTTTAAAGCATCAGTTTGCCATTCGTGAAGTGTACTTGTTGCTGTGCCTTTAGCGGCATTACTCATAAAAGGAGTTTCAGTTGGTGAAATTGCGTAGATTACATCAGCTAAATCTTCTCTTATAGAGTTTGCACCATCATAGGTGTCAAATGTATTAGTTGGTTGTGCCATCTAATTAGTCCTTTCTATATGTTATTGAGAAAACATCTCTTGCAAAACAGAAACAGCATCATTTACTTTTCCTGTTTTTTTGAGAGTTGCCTTTTTAGACTTCATACGTTTCATAACATCACTATCGTCTTGAACTTTAGGGCTAGAAGAACTTACTACCTTAGATACTTTGGTTACTTTTTTATTTTTAAGATTAGCTTTTTTTAATCTATCGTAACGATAGGCATTAGCTAACATAAGTACCGCTCTGTGATCTACAAGCTGTGCTATTTCCTGATCGGAATAACCTAAAGAATCTCTCGCAAAGTTAGTTAAATTTTTTACAAACTCTGCACCTTTTTCTTTATCAGCATAAATAGGTAATTTTTGAGAAAGAAGTTCTCTTTGCTGTGCAAGATAGTTAGCATAAGTTTTATTATACTCCTCTTGTTTTTCAGCTTGGATCTTTTCTTGCTCTTTACTAGCTAACTCAATAGCCTCTTTGCGTCTATCCTGTTCTGCTTTTGCTTTCACATATTCAGCAGGATCTTCTTCATAGAGTTTATCTAAGTCAACTTTTGATTCACTAGCTTTTATTTGTTCTGACAATACTTGAAGTTGTTTCTCGTATTGGTCTCGTTTGATTTTTGCCTCCTCAGATTGCCTTGTAAATTCATTTTTTAATTCATCTACATTACGTCTATCTTGCGATAGCTTTTCGGTTTTCTGAGTATAATCTTGTTGTCGAGAATAACCTTTTCTAAGTTCATCAAGGGTGACTTCTACTTCCTGTCCATTAACAGTAATAGCATAAAGTTCCTGATTACTATCAGTTGTTTCTTCAGCTTCAACTTGATCTATTAGTTCATTATCTTCAAAAGTTTCGTCAATATCCGTTTCAGGGGTGCTTACTTCTTCTGTTAATTCTTCACTTGCAGTTTCTTGAGTCTTAGAGGCTTCCGTATTAAGTAAGTTATTCAAGTGTTCTGCGGTCTCGTTCACACTACGAGAACTGGGCATTGGTGCAACAGACTCAGTTTGAGTCTCTGTTGCAGATTCCATTACTGGTTGTTCTGCCATTAATTACTCCTATTTTTTTATGATTTTACCAGTCTCCATGACTGATTGTAGTTGCATCACAACAAGTTCTAACATTCTCCTCATAACGAAAATGTTTTCTCTCTGTTCTGAATTTGTTAGATCGCTATTTAACCATTCTAAGTTTAAATCGGATCGAATCTTTTGTACTGCTTCTATAAATATTTCATCTTGTAATATTCTTTTAGCTTGGTCGCTTCTTTTAATTTCTTTATCTTCCACGAGTAAATCCTGCCATACCAGTACCACCTACGTCCATAGAAAATCCACTAGTGCCCAAATTCTTTTTGTTTCTTTCTATGTTCCTAGCAATACCAGCCCTATAAGCATCATTGTTTCTTGATCTGTTACCACTAGAATCTACTGATGTTAAAGGTGAAGTATATAATAAACCACCTGATAAATCTTCTGCTATTGGAGAACCTCCACTTGAAACATTTGAATAATCATTATTTACAGCCGCTTCAACAGCTTCTCCAACAGTTATGTTTTGACCTTGAGGTGTTCTTTGAGCATTAGGATCTAATAAATTACCTGATACATTTCTGTAATATTGTTGAGGTGTAAAAATATTAAACAAATCATTACCTACTGATTGTCCATAAGCATTTTCTTCCATAAATTTTAACGAATCATTATATTTGTTTTGCCTTCTTGCATTACCACCTGTTAAAAAATCTAATATTCCTAAACCAAAAATAGGAGGAGGTTTTCCAACACTAGGATCAAATTTTAAAAATGTACCATCACCCATTCCTTGAACTATATAATCATCTAAAATATTTGATGCACCAAATCCTGTATTAGGATCATTACGCATTTTTCTTAATAATGCTTGATTAGGATCTTCTTGAGGGCTTTTATCATCACTATCATCACCTATAGCTTCTTCTTCTACTAACACACAAGCTTTTTGTATAGGATCATACACTCTGTTTTCGTTAGGAAATAATACACTACAATCAGGAACAGGATCTTCAGGATCAGCCGAAGGAGGAACATAAGGATCTACTGGTACTAAGTAAGGATTAGTAGAATCTGTTGTTTGGAATCCACCTGTTAAAAATTTATCTATAATAGACTGTGAGTTTGTAGGGCTGTTTGGGCTAACCATTTTTTCTCATTCCTTGTTGTAATATTTGTGTTGCTAGTTTTTCTTTTTGTATTTCTGTAGCATCATCTTCTTTTAATAACTGTGATGCTAATTTTTGTTCGTCAAGTTGTAATTTTTTTTGTTTTAGTTGTATTTCTGCTTGATCTTTCATTTGTTGTCTTTGTAAATCTGCTTGTGCTAATTGTAATGTTGGATCAGGTTTTTCAGGTTTAGGTTGTTGTGGTTGTTTCATATTAGCAGGATTATTAAAGAACTGACTTGCATCTTTGTAACCTGCATTTTCTAAATACTTCTCTAAGGTGTTATAAATCTTTTGAGGATCAACAATACCCATACCACCAGCACCAATAAGTTTTTCTTGTACTGCAAGAACTCTACTTAAAACTTCTAGTTTCTGATCCATAGATCCACTACCCAGTCCTATTTGAACTGTTGCATTGTATCTGTGTACCCATTCTCTAGGGTTCATAGGAATAAACTTTCCTCTTAATTGGATAATACGTTCTTGATCTTGATACTTACATACTTGAGTTAAGATACCTTGAAACATTCTTTTGATACCTTCACTAAAATTACGAGCATATAGTTCTATTCTTTGTGTTGATGCGTTCATCATTACGTTAGCACTTGTAGCTGTTGTATGAGATTTATTTATAGCTTCTGAGTCTAGTCCCATTTGTACTTTAGATACACCTGATCTAGCTTCTCTTATTTCGTCAACCTTACCAATCATAGCAAGACCTTCTTGCATAAAGTTTGGTGCTTGTAGCGGAGTTACTGCATTAGGTGATTTAACTCTAACAATACCACCTGCTCTTGAATTTAATATATCGTCAATGTTTGCTTGACCATCTACAACAACTGTTCTTGCGTTGTTTTGTAAATAAGCATTATTAAGTGTCTGTCTAAGAAGTGTTGTTTTAATTTCTTGTACGTCACCAATAAGATCATAAATAGATAAACCAAAAAATCTATGAGGCATTGGTATTGCTGTTACCATAGCAAAAGGTATTTCTTCTATCGGTTCATTCTCTAATATCTGATATGTATTAACTCCTGTGCCACCAACTACTATGTGTCTTAGTTCTGATATGCCATCATTATCAAAATCACATTTCATATAACAATCTGTGACTCCTACAATCGTAAGCATAGGATCTATATTCTGATAATCTTGCGGTGTTGTTTGATCGTCAAATGATCTTCTTGTTACTGCTTCTGTATTATAAATATCTTCATCAGCAGGAGATAGTTCCATAATTTTTTTCTTATCAAAGCCCATATCAACAAGTTCTGATCTTGTTTTAAAAACTCTTTGACCAATAAAATTAGAATCTTCTAAGCTAGTAGCTGTTTTACTAATAAGCATAGACTCAGGTGCTACGTTTTCTACGCAGATCTTTCCATAACCTTTTACTCTTTTAACTTTAACATTAAAAGTTTCTTCCATTTGGTCTATGTTATCGTAATCAAGTTCGGTTGCAGTATCTTCTACCTCAATAACCTCTACTTCAGGATCAGCTATTAAAGACTGATACTCTGCACCTGTTAAATTTTCATAAGATTCTTGCTTTTGTTCTTTAGATGTTTTCCAATAGTATTTTACAAATCCATTTTTGCTTATTAATGCATCTTTAAAAAGAGTATGTAAAATAGAATAGCCATTGTTATCTTTCATAAACACATGATTGATGTAATCACTAGCTTGATCTGCATATTCTACATCTTCTGCACCTTGAGGTTCAAATCTGACTATGCTTTCGCCTTGTGTAAATACTCTCATCATAGAAGGTAGTATGCTTTCTACTACTTCTAAAACATCTTGTGACCTAACTTGGCTTTGACCTTCTACTTCGTTGCCTAAAGGCTCTCCTAAGTAAAATTTAAGGGCATTTTTTCGTTGGCTAGAAAGTTCTCCGCCATAGAAACCAAGAGAGTTTGTAATCTCTTGCCCTATTAAAGCTTTAAGTCTGTCTTTTGTTAATTTCATTTATACTATTCCTAATTTTGGGTACTTAATTTCCGTTGACCAGTCTTTCGTTTCTTGTAATCCTGTGCAAAGGTATCTAAATGCGTCTGCACTATGCGAAGTCCAGTCATGTTGTGGTCTATTTTTTGTAATTCCTTTATCATCTACTGCCCATTTGTACTGTCTTAGGGCATCTAAACCTTCTTTAGTGTTCTCAAAGTCAAACCAACACCTTGATAGTGTCATTCTAACTGCATTAATTCCATCTTCAACACTCATCTTAGGTACTATGCTTGTCGATAGACCTAAACTCTGTGCTATTTCTACTCTTGATTTACCAGTTCCTATCTCTCGGACATTAGCATCATGCGGTAAGTAATGTGTATCATATACATACCCCTTATCGTCAAGAACTCTGGCATAATATTCTAGTGACTCACCACTATCTTCAAAGTAATCTATTAAGTGTATAGCAGTTCCTTTTTGTTGACAGAACCATATAGCGGTTTTATCAGCCATACCTAAATCCCAAAAGGTAGATACCTTTAAAGTTTCATCATAAGGTATAGAAGTTACTCTATCATCATCATCTGCTTTATTTAGTCCTTGCGAATAGATTGCACCTATTGCTGAACTCTCAAAACTACATTCATATTCTGACTCATATATCTCAGGAGGCATCATTGATTTAGCTTCAGCTAATTCTTCTTCTTTAACGACTTTAGTCTCACTTGCTTTAAATTTTGTGGCATACCATTTGTCATTATGGAGTCCATGATTGTATAAATCAAAGAAGGAATTATGACCTTGAGGAGTACCAATCGCAATCATAAATCCTTCTCTGTCTGATAGAGCAGGTCTAATGACTTCAGTCCACATCTTCGGTGGCATCTGGGCTACCTCATCTAAGACTACCCCATCTATATAGAGTCCTTTTAGCGTTTGGGGACGCTCACAGCCCAATAATTGAATCCTACCCCCATTGGGTAGTTCTGCTCTTAATTCCGTCTCGTGGTAGTCCATATTGGGTAAAACAGAGGTATAATATTTAAGGTAGTCCCAAGCTATTCTTTTTGCCATTGAGTAAGTAGGTGCTATGTAATAATAACGAGGTCTCGGTAATGGACATTGTAGGCACTTCTTAATCAATTCGTTTACTGTCAAGACTGTCTTTCCAAATCGTCTATGACAAACAAGAACATTAAATCTAACTAAGTTCTTATGGATCTGTTGTTGTAATTCTCTAGGCTTATAAGGAATAGTAATGGTGGTCATGCGTCACCTTTCTTTTCCCCCTTATATATATCCTGTATTCTTGCTACAGTTTCGTCTGTTACAATTCCCTTGCCTGAATTGGGAGTAACAGGAGTTTTATCGTTCATTTCTTTTACAAATATTGCAAAAGGATTAATTATATTCTTAGATTTCTTTTTTTTTGTTTTCATTTGAATAATGATCTCCACATAAAAAATAGTATTGCATATATGCGTCTTTCGGCACTACTGCGAAAGATCCAAATTCATCACAGTACAGACATCTTTTGTTTTTAAAAGATTGTTCATGTGTCCATGATAGTATTTCGTTAGAAGAATACAAGCGACCATTAGGTACTGCTTTCTTTGTTAGTTTAAAATCATGCATGGCTTTAGAGATATTTGTTCTGTGTTGTAATCACTCCCTATGTATATACAGCAGGGTTGCTGGGGGGTGTTCTTTTGTATAATTCCGTCTTGTTGGTTCTGTGTTCTTTGTTGTCTTTGTTATGTTTTGCTATGTTGTGGTAGATATATGGTAGGTTCTTGCAGTTGTCGTTGCTGGTTTGTCTAATAATTAGTTGCTTTAAGACCTTTGCGGAATGTTTTGTAATATGTTGTATGTGTCGAATGTATCTGTTGGTAATGCCATTGTTTCCAGCACAATTAAATCAGAGGCAGTTCCAGTACAACAGGAGCTACTGTCTTACTCTATATCTCTTTCTATATAAGTTCTTATTCTTTCTATGTAAGTTGATTAAAATTCACATAGTTTTCTTTTTCTTTCTTTCCCCGAAAATTACAGGATCACAATAAATAAAGTTTACTAATATGTTATTAAATGTTTGCATTTGTTCGTAATCATGCGAATATATCCCAATAATTAAATATGGAGATTTGCTTATAAATAAATTCAGACAGTCTAACTTGCTAAGTTCCTCAGACTTTAAAACATACAGAACTTATATGCCTTGCTAGGTTTGTGATGAGCAGACTTCCCAAAGTTTAGATAATTAGCAAGGAAAGCCCATTCAATAACTGTAGTAAGATATTCAATCTTACCTGATGAGATCTTAAAGATCGAAACAGTTATCAATCAACAAGGAGACAATTAATGCAAAAAGTACAAATACAAATTGCTGATATTGAAACAGCATACCAGCTAAATTTAGTGACTACTATTTATCAAGATCAGATAGTTACTACGATTAAAAAATCAGAGAGAAAAGACTGGATCTTTAAAATTAAGAAAGGTCTTAAGCTTACTGGTTTTATCGCACAGACTAGGTTCTTACCTAAGACTGTAATGATAACCGACATTGACGACACTAATTACGATTATTTTAAGGAAGTCGCTTAATGTTATTACAAGGCTTAGACGGAGCAGATATCATTTTGCTCACAGTATTTTTTTATGTCTCTTATAAATTGTATAAGAGACTCAAAGACGAAGGAGATAAATAATGGAACAGATCCAATATAAATCTTTTTGGATAGATTATGTTTTTGACTGTTCAGAAGGCTACGAAGAAATAAATCATTTTGTAGTGTGGACGCCTGATAGAACTGATCTAGTTGCAGAAGAATTTATTACAATCGAACACGCAAAATTATGGATAGACCAAGAAGGAGATAAATAATGGGCTACACTAATTACTGGCATCAAAGAAAATCTTTTACTGATGAAGAATGGTCGAAGGTTTTAGACGAATACGATTACATTAAAGATATCTTAGGCGGATCTGTTATTATTGACGAAACAAAAGTCGCTTTTTCATCACGAGATGAAGCGATTGTCTTTAATGGCAACCCTGAGAATAATCAGGATCACGAAACTTTTATCTTACATAAAGAAGCACAGACCGAACCTGATTACGAAGGTCAGGACATAACTTTTAATTTTTGTAAGACCGCAGAGAAGCAATACGATATTGCAGTATGGCATTTACTTTCTTTTTGTCATGCCCACACTAACGCAATATGGAGATTGTCGAGGGATAGAAAATAATGGCAAGAAAAGCAAACGTACTTAGACTTCTTTTACAGGAAGCTAAAAAGAGAAACCTTAAATGGTTAGTTCAACAAGGTGGAGAAAATTTATTCCCCAATGAAGATGATTATTACGATTACGATAATTGGAAATATACCGACAAGATAAAAGAAACTGTTGATTTTGTCGAAGATATTTACAATGAAGCATATATCGTTTTTAATGAAAAAGGTTGGTGCAGATACATCAAGCAGTATGACGAGCATAGTTGCGAGGATCTATCTGACTGGACTACTAATCTTCCTTGGATTGATGATTTATCAAACCGCCTTGAAGAAACACACCCTTAAATATTTTAGAAAGCCTGTTCATGGGCTTTCTTGAATATTTATTAATTAAATATTCAGGCATGGCTCAGGTAGTGCCAAGCAGTTAAATTCTGTCAAAACTACCTACATCACAAAGGAGAAATATTTGGTAATGACTTTATATTGTGCAATCATTAATGGTATCAAAATAAAATATTCTGATCCTGAAATAGATCAGATACATTTTGCTGACGAAGATGAAGCAAAAGATTTTATTGTTGACGAATACCAACATAAATACGGAATTGACTTACAAAAATCTCAAATAGAAATCTATAAAAGAGCAAGTCAAAGATTAGATCAATAAACTAATAAAAAAGCCCTGACTTAGAGTTCATCAAACATCTTAAAAGTGTCTGTATGACTCTTAAAAAGGGTTTTTTTCTTGGTTTATACCAAGAAGAACGGAGATATCATGCATATCGACAAATATACTATCATTATTAACGACACAGAATACAATCGAAAAAAAGATAAGCATTTACCTCGACAACAAAAGATCGAAGTAGATCAATGTCTAATGTTTAAAAGTCTTGACAGAATACTAGAGGAGTTTCAGGACGCACATAGACTTTATGGTGACATAGAAGTTACTGTAACTTTTACAGAAACAGATCATCATTAAATGCTAGTCAACTACCTTTACAGGTGGTTGAGTATCATTTAGATACTAGAGAGGAGTCTCTATGACTCATTATTTACAAGATCAGATCTATACGTCTGAAAACTACGAAGAATTTATTTTCTTCAAAGGGAACAGAACCATAAGATCTAACAAAGTAAACAGAATGTTAGACAGTATTAAAACGTATGGTCTAATCAATCCAATAGTCGTTGACCAATATAAACAGGTCATTGACGGACAACATAGACTGGAATGTTGTAAAACTTTAGAAGTACCAGTTCGTTATTCGGTATTCAATGTCGAAAAACATAAATTGTTAAGCTTAGTAAGAGATATTAATTCAGTTCAAAATAACTGGAACGCATTAGATATTGCAGAAGCTTACACAATTTACTCTAAAAACGCAGAACACTATAAAAAATATTTATCAATATATTCTTTAGGTGTTTCTCATTCTACAGTAATCGAAATTTGTATGTATTTGTCTATTGGTAATACTGAGGCAAGAACCAGCACTTTTGATTTTAAAAATGGTAATCTTGTTATACCTGATAATGTTGAAGAACAAGCATCAGGTCTAATAATGCTATTGAAAAACTCATCAATAGATAAAGACGTATGGAATAGGCAAAGTTTTCTAAGAGGCTTATTAAAACTAAAAAGAGAAGATAGTTTTGATATCTATAGCTTCATAGGAAATTATAAAAAGTTTCCTCACCAATGGAAAAATGCTTATACTATAGAAGAAAACATCAAGAGTATTATTACTGTTCATAATTACAGGAACAGAAAAAAAGCAAAATACTTTTTCGAGTAGTTTTCTCTCCTTATAATTTTAGGCAATCCGATATTCTTGGGTTGCCTAATGGATTGTCCACTTCTCCCCTAAATTTCCCTCATCAATTTCTTGATATTCATCATGGTCGTTCTTAAAATTTTCAATAAATAGTTTTGACTCAGCTTCATCATCAAAATTACTATACATCACCACTACATTATTATTATTATCTTCGTCTGTGTGCAGATACAGTCTGCAAATTAATTTTTTATTCAATATTTCTTCTGATAACTTCAAAGATGATTTTGAAAGCTTCGTTTTGTGCAAATTTTTTTTGGGTTTTTTTAAACTCATTGTTAATCTTCCTGACCACACTAGGTTCTATATCAATTATTGAGCAAATATATTCAAAATCATGGCTAAAAAACCATTTTCTAGCTCTTTCGCAAATAATTATATCTGAATTATTGTAATTAGGTGACGTTCTAAAAGAATTATCTAAAATTGCTCTTGTGATGATCGCAACATAAAGTCGTAAATATTGTTTTTCCATATATTTTTTACGGACTTTTTGAGCATGAAAAAACATTAACATTTAGGAGTAATTTCCTAAATTGAACATTGATTGAACGTTTAGATTACAGTATTAAAAAACAATACTGACAGTATTAAAAAACGATACTAACAGTATTAAAAAACGATAGTGTGCGTCTGAAAGCGAATAAAGACGCACTAAGACATCTTAAAGTGATCCCTTAAATAATCAAGAGCCTCAATTAAATTTTGAAATTTTTTACCTCTACCAACTGGAATATCATTAACGATTAAATCCCACAGTAAAGATTGGTGTGTTTTAGTGGACTTCATAGCTTCATTAAACTCTTGTTCAGCATCATATCCGTTCCCAACAAACAACTCTATCCCTCCAACAACTATATTATCAAGTTTATCCCAATTAAAAGTAATAGATTTTTGTTTGGAACTGTAAACAGCAAGAGCCTCCAGCTTTTCACCAGCTAAAAAGCGAAGGGTATTTACCTTATGATCCTGTGGACACAGTAAATTACGAGCATAATATTTCTGTAAATTAGTATTATAGACTCCGTAAATATGTTTTAAGCCCATTTTTAACTCTTTATAATCAGGTAGTCGAAACAATTTATCTTCAATCCTGATTATTTCCTGACCACCTAAATCCTTAACCTCTGTGGACTCAGGACTAGGCTTGGATTTCTTCTGCTTTTTCTTTTTCTTTGCCAAATAATTCCTCTGCTTTGTTAAAGTCTTGTATGCTCATATTATAAACTGGACGACCTAATTTTTTTGACATTTCCCACCTTGTCCTAAGCATATTTAATTCATGCCTTGCTTCTTCATCTTTCCTAGACTCAGGGGTTTGGACTTCATTATATTTTTCGTTGTCAATAAATCTTTCTAAAGCTACTGCGTAGTCGCCTTGTTGACCACAATATTCAGGGTATGTTTGTATTACTAAGCTTTGTTTTTGCTCTGTAAGAGCCTTAAACTTGGAAAAAGATTTAGGTTTTGATGATCTTTGCCTCATTTTAGCTGATAATCCTTTCCACAGGGTTTCTAGTGCTAGTATATTAGTATTATCCTCTTTATCTTTATCTTCATCTTTATCTTTATCTACGTTGATTGCTTTTTGATTTGACAAAACAGTATCAAATTTTTCTTTTGTTTTTTTTCTAGCTTGGCTACGAGTATTAGATAGTTCTAATCCTTTAACGTATTCAAGATGTTGTCTCTTATTAAAGTATCTGTTGTTCTCTAAATAAAATTTAGCATTTAATACTTTTACAAGTGAAGCCATATTTTCTTCATTTGTTTCAGGGTTAAGTTCGAATGGTAAAACCATTTTAGCTAGTTCTCTAACATCATTAGGTAATCCCTTACCATGATTACTTTGTGCAAAACATAATAGGTCTATATATATTCCTCTTTCAGCTAGTGATAGAGTTCTTGTTCCTGTAATGTAGTCGTTTGTAAACAAATACATAGCTGGAAGCTTATCAATCATTTTTATATCTCCTTAATAACTTGTACTGATCTTTTGTGTGCTGGAATGAAATCAACATATCCTTTTCTTTTAAGGCGATACAGGTAGGTATTAATAGAGTTAGTTCCTTTAAGTTTAACATGGACTGCTATCTCCCTGTAAGAGGGTGATTTCTTCTCTATCTTTTGGTATTCGATAATAAACTTCATTATCTTTATTTCTTTTGCGGTAGGAATGTAATCTGTGGAGATTAATGATCTCTGACAGGTTGGGCAAACATTGTGATTTGTCGTCAAAATAACCAAACTCCCTCAAGGTACTTTCCCAAATGATACTTTCCATATTGGGAAATTCAATATTATTTTCCTTACAAATTTTCAGGTTTATTTCCCAAAAATCCAAGACGCAGAATAAAAATCTAAGTTCTCTATGTTCAACAGTATCGCTTTCATAAAGAAAATCTTGACAATTTTCCATGTCTCACAAAATACGCAAATATTCGCATTAATGCAAACTAATAAAGTTATTGACACAAAAACGCAATAGTTTAATGGAAAATAATGAACGCAAATTTAAAACGATTTGCCCAACAAAAAGGTTTGACTAAAAGTATGGGCATACAATTATCAAGATTATCAGGTGTAGATAAATCTACTGTGTCTGCACATTTATCAGGAACAAAAAAATTATCTATGTATCATGCTGAAAAATATGCACAAGGCTTAGACGTTCCTGTTGCAAAAATATTAGATGACTCTACTTTTAAATATCCCATTGTGGCTTATGTATCAGAGAGTGGTGGTGTTCGCATGAGAGAGGAAGATGAAACTGATATCTGTATAGCTGATAATGAAATTGCTGACACTAAATTTTTTGCTATTTACTCAAAACATCAAGAGATTATATTTTTTTATAATTCAAAATTGTCATGTGAAAATACAAAAGTTGTAGGTAGTTATTGTTATATTAAAACAGCAAAAGAAAATTATTTAGGAACAGTTATAAAAGAAACTAAGACAAGTGTTGAACTTTTTAATGTTCATACAAATAGTATTGTGAAAACTAGGTACACTATATGTTATCCTATTATTAGTATTCATTATTTAAAACACGCAAACATTTATAAAATCGAAAATTCTATATAAATAAACAAATATTCGCATTTTTACGAATATAGCTTGATTTGTACGAATATATCTTTATTGTCTCTGATATGGCGAGTAATAAAGTTCTTGATCTAAATCAATTCCTCCTAAGTTCTGAGAAAAGAAAAGAACTTGCTTTGAAAGAGCAGAAGCTTCAACAAAGCTGTAGAGAAAATCTCAAATCTCCGTTGAAAACAAATCTACAAAAGAGATTGCTCTGGTATCACATACACAGCACTACTGATTACTCGTCATAACTAGAAAGGAAAGCGATTGTCTAAAATTAGCTATAAAGTAAACGGAAACAAAGTTCCTAGTGTCACACAGATATTAGGACGATTTAAAAATTCAACAGGACTCATTATATGGAGTAATAAATTAGGTCTTGAAGGTAAATCATATCATGCAGAACTTAATAAAGCTGGTGACATAGGTACTGCACTACATGAATTAGCTGAACTACATATTAAAGGTGAGTTTTACGAACTACCTGAAGATCCAGTTGTGCAAGAATGTTTTAATAAATTTAAAGATTGGTGGAGTGAGCAAGATTATGATGTCACTTTTACTGAAAAAAGTTTTTGTTGTCGTGCATACGAGTATGGTGGAACTGCGGATCTAGTTGTTAATGGAGATACAATCATTGACTTTAAAACAAGTAAGCAAGTGTATGACGATCACCTCGTACAAATGTCCGCTTATAGATTTATGATCGAGGAACAGGATCAGATATCAATCAACAAAGGTATTCTTGCAAGGTTTGGAAAAGAGACAGATGATTTTGAAATACGTCATTTTTCTAAATCAGATCTTAATAAGGGTTGGAAATATTTTAAAGTTTTACGAGAGGCTTATGATCTCGATAAAAAGGTTAGTGAACTAACAAGAAAGGCGAAAAAAAAATGACGATATATAGAAAGATATTCGATATCACACATGAGGTTAAATCTGTATCACAGACAAAACCAAAAGGTATTCAATATAAAGTCACTAATTGGAATGATGTTAATGATGTTGTTCGTGAACAATTAGCTAAACATAAATTACTTCTCATTCCTAAAGTTATGGATCACACAAAAGAGGGTAATTTAACTACAGTAAAAATGAATTGTGATGTCATAGATGTAGATACCAACGAGAAAATGACAGTTGGTGACTACTATGGGTATGGGGTTGATAATTCTGATAAGGGAGTCGGTAAGGCTACAACATACGCATACAAGTATTTAATAATGAAATTATTTTTACTTGAAGTTGGCGAAGCAGAAGATTCAGAAAATGAAAATCCTGTTGCCAGTAAACCAAAACAAGAAAAGAAGGAGCATAGTATATGAGCGAAGTATTAATTAAAGCTACTCTATTTAAGAATGAGTATAAAGAGGAAGGAGACTCAAAGCCTGACTATCAGAATAAAACAATTTGTTATCCTGATGATGTCTTACAAGAAGATATAGTTCTTAAAAGAGGACAGGCATACAGTATTGCTCTTTGGAAAGGTGATAAGGGTAGTCTCTCTGTAAGAATACAAGAGGCTTATAGAAAACCTACTGAAACAGTAATCGAAGAACCTACAGTCAATGACTTAGACTCTAAGGACATTCCTTTTTAATGATTATGGTAATCTTAGCATCATTAGAGTTGTTAGTTTTAATACTAATAGCTTTAATGGTGTATGCCATAGGCGATCAGTTGAGTAAAAAATGAGTAAATTTAAGGATTGGGTAATGGAGGAAACAGATGGGAGTAATTTTTTGAAGAACCATACGAAATTTTTTATGGGTTATTGGGGGTACAAAACTCCTGAAGATGTTGATTGTATTATGTGTGGAAACTTTGCCACCGATATTCATCACGTCAAGGGTAGGGGTGCTGGGGGAGACAAGCATCATTGTAAAGATACTGAATTTAATCTCGCTCCTCTTTGTAGAAACTGTCACGATCATACTTCTCATAAAGAATTTAATGCTAAAGTTTTAATAAACTTATTAGTTAGAATAATAGATAAGGTAAAAAAAGATGGAAGGATATAGCCCTGAAGTTATTGCTAATGCAAAAGCAGAAGCAGTAAAAAATTATCGTGATGCCAAAAGGTTCTACGAGAGGACTTGTAGAACAAAGG